CCCCCAGTCGAGCGACTCAAACGACCCCGGTGGGGGATTCGATCTGGCCTGCAGGGTGTTCACATATCTGAACGCCTTCAGGTGCGTTGTCATCATGACAACGCATCCAGCGCCTTTGACGTGCGTAGCGATAGGGCTACACAGCTCAGGGTGTTTTCATCATCGCAACACCTTCAGCGACATCGCCCTCGCGCGGAGACTCTCACTGGTACCAGTGAGGTGCTGTCCTCACCGTCTCTTTGTCACGGTTCAGGTGTATGGATATCCATATACCTGGTGCTGTCCTCTCTGTCTTCTTCCGGTAGCCCTTGTGGCGTCAGCCACGCCAGCGCCGACGCTGCGCCTGGTGCTGTCGCTTCTCGCTGAACCTGCTGTCGGTCTGTCTCGCGCGCGTAGACGCTACATCCTGAGACGTCGGGGAGGTCTGGCAGACACGTCGTACCTAGACGAGGACCGTTGCACCCAGATGAGACCGTCGAGGTCTTGTTCTTGATCTCCATGAAGATCACGACGGGTTCTGTCGTACCCAGTCGGTCTGTCTTCTAGGCTCACGACCGATACAGCCTGTGGCCGCGCGCGCGAGGCGCTTTTGTGCAATTGGGTAACGTCAAGAGGCGTTCAACCTTAGACTTTAGTCTAACAAGCTGGAGAGCCGGTGGCGCATAAGGGCCCACGCCCATATTAGACTTTCGTCTAAGTTACGAGATTACGGTCATCCAAGGCGCGGATATTCGGGCGACCTGATTGACCGTCATCCGGCCAGACGACGCCACCACGACGCGCGCTCGGCTGGTGCGGTCTGATCCGTCTTCGGAGCGGGAAGAGAATGCACAAGACGTTCGGCTTGGGTCTTCCAGCCGTCCCGCTCTTGGCGCAGCTCATCGCGTGACTGCTTCACCTCGTCGAGGAGATCCTTGAGCCCCCTCACCTGCTCCTCGAGCGCGGCGAGTCGCGCCGTCACCTCGGGATCGACGCCACCGGTACGGGAGTCGCCGGCAGGGGTAGCGTGGTGCACCGCGTTACCGGATTGTGCAACAGTCTCAGGGGTTTCAGGGCGGAAGCTATAAACTCGGCTGAGCTCCGCAGGGTCGATCTCATAGGAGCCGTCGTCGCGCCTGGTGGCGGAGAGGCGTCCTGCCTTGATGGCGCGCGTGATGGTGGTCTTGCCGAGGCCGGTGAGCTTCGCGGCCTGTCCCAGTGTCAGCATTGGCATGTAACGCCCCTGTCGCGCCGGTCACGTTCGGCGAGTCGCGCAGCGCACCACGACACACCATGCGCGACGGTGCCGTGAGACAGTTAAGAGGGCGTTAACGACTTTCCGGGAGGGTGAAGGCAGGCTGGGGAACGTCCGTTCCTGTGTGGGGCTGATAATCCCCATGGACTTGGCGGATTTCCGTCGTCACTCTAACCGCCGCGCTTCGGGGCGACTCGGGCGCAGAAATGAAAAACCCGCCGGGTTAGGGCGGGCTCATCCGGCAGTGCCGGGGAAGGCTGATTGGCGTCATGACCTTCCCAAAAGCGCTGCGCCTCGTCAAGTCAGAACATCGTTTCTGACAACGAGATCGCTTGGCCTGATGCGTCCACCCTCGCCGACGGGTCTGACCCGAAGGAGAGGGCATGCTCGCCGCTCAGCCTCGGCTCCCGTTCGTCCTGCCCCAGCGGCCACGGATGCGACGGGTGAGCCGCCCATTCCATCCCCCGCAGCAGGGTGATCGATACCGCCTGCCGCGCGACGTACACGACCGCCTGGTCTCGTCGTTGCAGTCGTACCGCAACAGGGACTCGGCCTTCGCCCTCGCGCTGTTCCTGGCGCGCTTCTGGTCGACGCCCAGCCGGATCGTGCAGGCCTTCCCCGTCGACCGCAGGGCGCTCGTCGAGCATGGCGAGCTGGACCTGACCGAGAAGCGGATCCGCAATGCCATCCGCGTCCTTGAGGAGGTCGGCTTCCTCGACCGCGCCGTCACCTCGGGGTCGAAGTACAAGGCGACCGAGGACGGCCTGCGTCGCAAGCCGGTCCTGTTCAACTTCGGGACGGACTACGCCCCCATGTTTATCGCGGCCAACAGGCGCGCTGCGGCGGCGCGTGAGCGGCAAAAGGCGTCCCAGCGGTCTCAGGCACTGGTCAGCGCCCGACGGGCCTCTACGGTCAAATTTGAGGCCTCTCCGCTTAAGGGGCCCAAAAGCAGGAATCCCTCGGAGAGGACAGTGCTTATGGGCCCGTTAGCGAAGGAATGCGGCCTCCCTCCAACAGCCTTAGAGCCAAACCCAAAGCTGGAAGCAGCGTTGGACAGGCTGCTGCAGGGCATTCGGCAGAGCCGAGGGTCGGGTGAGGGCGGAGCGAAGTGAGATTCTGACCATGAACCGGAACCCGCGCAGGGCATATGACGGGCAGGGGAACGAGATCCCGCCCATGACGCTGGGCAACATGCGCGAGCATGGGATCCGCACGGTCGATGCCTATTGCGAGGCCACCGGCTGCGGTCACATGGCGGTTCTCAACGTCGATGCTCTGCCCGACGAGCTGCCGGTGCCGGATGTCAGCTTGCGACTGCGCTGCTCCAGGTGCGGGAGCCGGAAGATCCACACCCGGCCCAACTGGGCGGAGATGAAGGCCCACGGCATGGGGCGCGATGTCTGACCAGCCGTCCGACGTAGAGATCGAGGCGGAGGCCAGGGCCATCCTGCGCGAGACGATTGAGCGGTCGGGCTGGTACCAGACCCTGCCCAAGGCGGAGCGCGAGAAGCTCATCGCCCGGGACGTGGACCGCAATTGGCACCTGATGATCAGGGATGCGATGAAGCGGCTGGAGGAGCGCAAGGGGCAAGGATGAATACCACCGAGCAGAGATTTAAATCGTGGACCGAAGGACAGTATGAATTTGCGAAGACCCTCGCAGATACCGCATCCAACATAGGCCGTTGGGCAGTGATGCTGGGTGCAATCAAGTACGCGGCTCTTCATCATCCAAGGCTAGAGCTGACAATCGCTTCTATCATCTTGAACATCATTTTCAGCTACTACATCGCAGCACTCTTCACCGTGAGATTTGATCTCGGTCTCGTCAGAGGCGGACGCAGCAAGTTGCTGTTTGTAATCGGAGGATTGCTTCACGCTGTCCTAGTCGCGATCTGCATATGGGGCGTCAACCATCTCACCAACACGGTTGTTGATGCCCTCGCGCAACGGCCCGGATAGTGGCTCACGCGCGCATGGAAAAATCAGCGTGAATTTCCGATAAGACCGATTATGGAACCGGATATTGTGTCGTTTTGAAGTGTTCGGAAGATTTCGTCTCAGGTTGAGGCGAAGCCCCAATACAGTCCCAGTCTAACAGGCTCCCGCGCAGGCCTCGGCGCGGGAGCGAATACTGGCGAAGACTTAGTCCAGGTTCAGCGTTTTCGGCCACCGCTGCAGGCGCTTCAACCGGCCCGTATCAGTGACCCGATACAGGGCTAGGATGTCGCTCCCGCTCTCCAGCCGCACATAGGCGCGGCCCTCGTGGAAGCAGACGCCAGAATGTCGTGACGGGATCCGGTCGCTGCCGGAACGGTAATACGCGCGCAGGGCGCGCCGCATATAGGCTTCGTCGTCCATGGGTATGGCTCCCAGTCCATTGATGGGGTGGGGTGCCAACTCTGTGCCATACCGTGCCGTGCCTAAGATGGATCCGCCGTCATCCGTTGGCCCTGATGCGCGGATCGCACCCCGATTATGGGGCGCCAGGACTCGCGGTCAATGGAGCCGGGGGAGGGGAGCCGCCGACCTCCCCCAGCTCCTTCGGCGACAGGGCGTCGGAGTCCCACCCTGCCGCTAACCCATGAGCCCGCGCCCCTCGGCACGGGACACGACGCCCTTGTAGAGCGCGCCCTTGCCCCGCTGGGCGCGCTGGCCCATGCGGCTCTCAAGGGCCTCGATCACCACGTCGATGGAGCCGTCGGGCCGCTGCTGCGTCTCGACGTCCACACCCGCGTTGTTGATGACGTTGACGTTCACCACGGGCTTGCCGCCCGACCCGCTCTGCCCGTTGCGTCGGGCGTTCTGCACGTCGTCACGGCTCAGGACGTGCTCGCCGGTCTGCAGGATGGCATAGCGCTCGTCGGGCCTGAGCGTTCCCGCATGAAGCCTCGGCGCGCTCATGAAGGCGATCTGATCCATGAGCGACAGGTGCCGAAGCCTGCCGCCGGATCCGACCGTGCCACCCTGGTGGAAGCTCAGGGAGAAGTCTGAGGGGAGCGTCACGTCCGAGATGTTGAATCCTTGGAACGACGTGCCGCCGCCGAAGAGGGAGCCGAACAGTCCCCCGAACCCGCCGCCGCCACTGCCGGCCTTGTTCAGCTGGCTGATCACGTTGTTGAAGGCGTCGCCGATCCCGTTGCCGGACTGGTTGATGATGTTCGTGGTATCGCCGAAGGCACCGCCCACGTCCTGCGCACCCTCCACGACCGCGTCCGAGACCTTGGTGAGGCTCTGCTCCACCTGCTGCGTCACCTTCGTGAACTGCTGCGCGAAGTCGTGCCGGATGCTCCAGTCGTGCGCCCCCATGGGGTTCGACAGGCTCCAGCCCTCGGGACGTTCGAACCGCAGGCCCGCGTTGACGCCCGCCCGCAGATCGCCTGCGGAGCGCAGCAGGTTCAGGGCCCCGCGCTCGTCGCCGTAGAGCAGCTCGTTCCTGGCGAACTCGATCTGCTGCGCCGCGTTCGGCCTCGTCGTGCCCGCGAAGGCGAACAGCTCCCGCCTGCGCGACCCGAGATGCTGGAACAGCCCGAAGGCCCCGCTGCTCGGGTTGACCGCGTAAGGGTCGAAGTTCGACTCCCGCTTGACGTTGCCGAGGAAGCCCGCGATGCCGGAATCCGTCGCGCCGATGCCCTTGAGCATGCTCGCGATCTGACCCGGGATGCCCCCCAGACTCGCGCTCGCCTCGGTCGCCGAGGCCGCGACGTCCCTGAGCGGCGGCACGATGGAGCTCGCGATGTTCGCGCTGATCGACTGCGGCGCCGCGCTCCACGCCTGTGGCGCTGGCGTACTGTCCAGCGTAATCGACGGCAGCGTGACAGATTTGCCGCCCTTGTCGAACAGCATGGAAAAGATGTTAAACCCCTGCTGGCTCTTTGGATCGAACAAGCTGTTCAGCATCATGTCGAGGAGCTTGTCGACAACCCTGTCCAAGGCATTGGCGAGCGAGTCCGCCAGGTCCTTGCCCTGCCGCAGATCGCTCAGGAAACCCTTGAGGGCGTCCTTGCCGATGCTTTCGAACTCCTGCACCGCGCGGGCCTGCGCGCGCATCTGCTCCAGCCGCTCCGTAGCCACGCCAGCCGCGACGGCCATCCGCTCGATCTCGGCGACGATGCTTGGCGTCAGTTCGACGTTTGCCCGCTGCGCCGCCGCAATCAGCTGCTGCTCGGCCCGATAGCGGGCTGCCTCGCCGGCAGCCATGCCGAAGGTCTGCGACTGGATCTCCAAGGCGTTGTTCTGGTCCTGGATCTGCTTCCACGTCCGTTCGAAATCGTCCAAGCGCCTCCCTTCCCGCTCGGCTCGTCTGGCCTCCCGTTCCGCCTCGCGCCTCGCCTCCTCCTCCGCCCGCTCGCGCTCACGGTCTGCAATGCGGCCCAGCGTGGCGTCATAGGCCTGCTGCGCCGCCCGCCGCTCCTCCAGACCCGAAGCGCCCTCCAAGGCCTTGCGGTACTGCTCCAGCGCCCTCCCTCGCTCGCCCACATCAGGAAGGGCAATCTTGGACAGGGCCTCGAGCGCGGACTTGTAGGCGTCGAGGTTGCCGATCCCCGCGCCAAGGGTGCCGTTCATGACGGAGATGCTGCGCTCCGCCGCCGTCAGGGCCTGCTCGAGCTTGAAGGCCTCCTCCGACGCCTTCAGGAGGCCAGCACCCAGCTCCCGCACCTTCGCGTTGTCGCCGGCGGCTTGCATGGCCTCGGCCACGGCCTGACGGAACGCCCGCACATTGGGCGTCCCCGCCGCCGTCTCGGCTCTCAGCCGCTCGATCGCCGTCGCAAAGGCCTCGTACTCCTTGCGGACCTGCAGATCGACACCGCCGAACCCGACGCCCGTGGCCGGATCGGTAAACGCCGGCACCGCCGTGGACATCATCCGCTCGATGTCGAGCGCCTGTGTCCGCAGGCTCGCCTTCAGGCTCTCCATGGAGGCGTTCATCTGAGCCTCCAGCACCCCGCGGGTTTCGGAGGCGTACTTCTCCACTCCCTCCGCCGCCTCGCCATAGGCATCCTTGATGCTGGAGATCACGTCGGCATGACGTTTCAGCTTGTCGTCGAGGGTCTCCACCTCCTCGCCTGCACTGGTCAGGTACTGCACCAGCGTCCCGCCGAAGGTGATCGCGGCGATGCTGGCCAGCGACACGGGCGACAGCAGGGACAGGAAGCCGGCCCCAAGCGCTTGGACCGCACCCTTGGCGCCCCGGTCTCCCAGAGCGCCCGTGAGCTGCGTTCCCTGCTGCAGGGCGATCAGGAACGGCGACTGCCCGCCCGCCAGCTGGACGGCGATGTCCTGAAACTGCGCGGCGACGTTGCCCGTCTGGTGAGACAGGTTCGTATTGGCCGCAGAGAGGGGCGTGTACTTGGTGCGCAGCAGGTCCAGAGAGGCGGCGTACCGGTTTGCGTCGATCACCCCCTGCTGCAGGGCGCGATCCAGCGTTCGCTGGCCACGTTCGAACTGCTGCTGGGCCCTGAAGGCAGGGTCGATCTGGGCTGCCAGCCGCTCGTAGGAGCGGGTGACGTTCATCTGGGCCCGCTCCTGCTTCTCCAGAACGGCCACAACCGACCCTTGCGCATCGGCCAGCTGCTGGGTCTTACGCTGCGCATCCTCAAAGCCCTCGGCCACGGCCTGTATGCGCAGCCGCCGGATCGTTTCGGTTGTCGCCATGACGCTCTCCTGTGAAACTGGTGACGCCGATGGGGACGTTGTGAGCCTTGAACAGCTTTCGCCGTGCGGGCGGCCACCTCCCCTACCGCTATCGGACCCGGCGCCTGGCCCTCATGAATCGCCCGCTAAACCTCCGTCAGAAGCGCCGCAGCGGCGTTCGCGATCTCCTCGGCCTCCTCGTCGCCGAGGCCTGCGTCCGTGGCTGCGGCAAGCACCTTCAGCCGCGTCGGCGTGATGCCGCGCTCCCACATGTCCGTCAGGATCTCTTCAAGCCGCCGCAGCAGTGCCGGATCCATTCCCACCTCCCGCCGGCTGAGACACCGCGGGATTGCGGAAGGTGTCCCCGCCCTCCCGACGGTTCTGACCTTCCCAGACGCGGCATTCGTTCGGGCTCCAGATCTCGGAGCGGATGCCGATCTCGTAGGCCTCCAGCCGCGCCTTCAGGTCGCCGCGCTCGAGGCCCGACAGGTCGTGCTCGATCACGTACTGGCGCCGTCCCTCCGCCGACAGCAGGGCCAGCTGCAGCTGCGCCTCGACCCGCCGCGCCCATGGGCTGAAGCAGTTCTGGCGCAGCGCCCGCGACTCCTCGGTGAGACTGCCGTAACTGGCGTTCTTCCCGAGGCCCACGACCGAGAGCGGCACCCCGTAGATCCGCGCGACGTCCTCGAGCCCCAGCACCCGCGCCTCGTAGAACTGCTGCTCCCGACCCGGAGCCGACAGCGGGTGAGGTTTCAGGCCCGCCTCGGTCACGACGGGATCGCCGTTGCGCCCCAGATTGCGGACCCGCGTCGACAGCTGTTCCTTGAGCCGCCTGAAGGCCGCGTCGGCCATCTCGCCCGTGCCGAAGATGCCCTCGGTCGAGAACACCAGGTCGGGCACGAAGCCGCGCGCGGCCTGCGCCTCGGCCAGCTCGCTCTGCGCGATGGCGAGGGATACCGCGCCCTGCGCCCGTACCAGCGGCGAGACCCCGAGGAGACCGTCGCGGCTGAAACACCGCAGATGGATGATTTCCTCCTCCAGGAACACGCTGGCGCGACCGGTGAACGGGTCGCTGTAGCGGTAGCGCAAGCGGCCATTGGTGAGCCGCTCGACCCCGCAGGAGCCGTAGGCGAGATAGTGCAGCTCCTGGGCGCCGCCGCGCCCGTCCCACACGATCCGCGCGTAGGCGTTCCCGTGGGTCGTGAGATCCCGCAGAAGCAGCTCCCGAAGCTCGAAAGCGCTCATGCGGTCGTTCGGAGCCTCGTTGAGGAGCCGGTGCAGGGCATGGTTTTCGACCGCCTCGCGACCGCCGTCGTCGAGCCGCCGGTAGACCGTGAGCGGCAGGGACGCCAGACCCTCGGAGATCAGCCCGATGCACCGCGCCGCCACCGCCAGCACGGAGACCGCATGCTCGGGGCTGACGAAGTGCGACGCGAGCGCTCCCCGCGGCAGGAGCGGCAGGTAGGGGACGAGAAACGGATCCGCCTCGGGCACAGCCGTCGCGTCCCGCTTCTCGGTCCCGAACAGGCGAGACAGCCATCCCATGACGGTTTACTCCGCCGCGCGACGCTTGAGCTCGTCCTCGATGATCTTGTCGGCCTCGGCGCCCTTGACGGGACGACCCGCGATCTGCTCGGCCAGCTTGTGCCGCTGCAGGTAGTGAAGATCCGTCCAGTTCTCGGGGATGGCCGGCATGACCTGCGGCAGGATCCGCGTCGATGCCAGATCCGGCTGCGGAGCCTGCACGCTGACCGTCTGCGCTCCCTTCGGCAGTTTCGCCTCGGTGACAAAGCCAGACTCCATGTAGCGCTGCGCGTCCTGCGGATTGAGCCGCACGGTCTCGCCCACACGATAGTTGCGGAACGGCTGCGCCACGGTCGCAAGAACCAGACCGTTGTGTTTCAAGGCTTTCATGATGAAGCTCCCAAGGTTTCGATGAAGCGCCTGGCGAAGATCACCCGTGACGGCGGTTTGCCGGTTGCGCTCCTCGCGTAGACGATGGTGCCGTCGTAGGCGGGCCAGGTCTGCACGACCGAGATCTCGCGCAGGTCCACCTGACGGAGTTCCCGTTTCTTCCGGCCCTGCCAGCTGTCGCCGCCCTCGGGGATGAGGAAGCCGAAGCTCATGCCCCCGAGGTCGCCGCGCTCCGCCAAGGCGAGGATGTCCTTGCCCGTCTGGGTGTCAGGGACGTCGAGATCGAAGGCGAGGCCCTTCGAGTCCTCCGCCAGCCGCAGGGTGCCGCTGCGGGTACGCGCCAGCAGTCTGCTCCGGTCGTGGTCGACGAGCGCGACGATGTCGGGCCGGTCGAGCAGGTCGCCCTCCAGCGATCGCCGGAACGTACCCGGCAGGATCGTCTCGGTGAACGAGCCGCCGATGACCGTCGGACGGTTGAACAGGGCCGCATAGCCCTCCAGCCGCCTGCCGGAACGGCTGGCCCGCACCTCGATCTGCGCCGACCTGCGCTCCAGCCCGTCCATGTCAGACCCCTGCAGCCAGCGGCACGTCATCCGCCACGACGAAGGCCTCGGGCGCCCTCACCGCGACGTCGACGGTGGCCATGCCCCGCACCAGCACGTTGCCCTTGCGGTACGGGCCCTCGGCGTACGGGTTCACCAGCAGATCCAGCTCCGACCAGACGCCCAGCATGATCTGCGAGAAGTCGCCGAGGATGGCCGTGCCGTTCGCCGCGTCAGGGTTCGGCACCTTGCCCGTGGACACCGCCGCGATCTCGCCCATGCGACCGCCCTCGAGCAGGTAGCTCTCGCCCTGAGGCGTCTTCAGGGTCGACCGCAGCACCCGCGCCGCCTGCGCATTGACCAGCCAGTTGTACGGACCCGGGATCTCGCGGTCCTCCAGCATCCCGACCATGGCCAGCACTTCGAACCACGACGGGGTTGCCAGACTGCCCTGCAGGACGCCGCTGGTCCGCATGATGCCCGTCGGCTCACGAGGATCGGCGCCGCCGTTGATCATGGCCACGTCGATGGCCTGCGCGATCACCGCGGCGAGATCGTCGCGGACGAGCTGCTCGACGTCGGGCGAGGACTGCATGATGAGCTGACGGCTCAACTCGGTGAGCCCGCCCACATGGTGCGGGGTCAGCCCGACGCTCTCAAAGCCCATGTTGGACTCAGGAACCGCCTCGTTTTCGTTCACCCAGCCGACGCTCAGGCCGGTGCCGTATTTCGGGATGGACAGATCCCCGCGCAGGCCGGTCAGAACCCGCGCGCCGAGAGCCCGCGCCACCAGGCGCTCACGGAACGGCCCGATGTACAGGTCAGGACGATGCTCGACCGGCACGATCTCCGGTGCCGTCGTCGTCAGGTTCACGCGGGTTTCCAAGGCCCGCATGGGCACATACACGCCCTGCGCCGGCCTGCCGGTGCGCCGCTCGATCTCGCGATGATACTCCGCCTCGGGACCGGTCAGGGCCCGCTGCTCCATCTGCGAGCGGATCACGTTGAGGATCGACACCCGCTGCTCGAGCTGGGCGAAGCCGTTCTCCGTGATCGGATCCGCCTCGGCGCGGCGCTCCAGCTCGGCGAGGGTCTCCGCCCGCTCGATCTGCTGGTCGAGGCCTCTCACCTCGGTCTTGAGCTGATCGAACCGCGCCTGCTCGTTCTCGCTCAGGTCGCGGTTCTCCTTCTCCGCAGTCGCCACAATGCCCTGCATCTCGGCGATCCGCTGGCTGCGCTGCTCACGCAGTTCATGAAGCTTACGCATAACTCAACTCCTCAACAGCTTCGTCGTCTTCCGCCGGATCCGCGATCAGGTCGGCGAGCTTGAAAATCGTTCGATGCGTGATGGTCGTCGTGGTGCGCCGGTCGGCCTGCCCTGCCTGCAGCTCAGGGCCATAGCCCCCGCCGATGAGACGCTCGCTGTCGAGCACCCACTCCGCCGAGAACATCTCGGTCGGGATGCCCACCTCGTTCGCGATCTTCAGGGACAGCTGCGCATGCGGCACAGGACGCGAGACCGTCACCTCGATCACCACCGCGTCCAGCGCCAGCAACCGCTCGGGGGAATGGATGTCGTAGAGGGTGGCCAGCACCCGGATCGCCTCGGCCTTCAGGTTCGGAGCAACCGCGATCAGCGTCGACATCGCCTGCCCGAACGTCTCGCAGCGCGCCACCAGCTCCAGCGACGGCAGCCCCTTGCCGAAGCCGCCCCGAAACTTGTTCTTCAGCCCGCGATAGACCTCCAAGGCCCTCGGCGCCGCCGAAGGCTGATCACAGGTCATGCAGGCAATCAGCAGGTTCGCCGCCTGGATGTCGTCGACCGGAGTCGCTCCAACTCCACGTTTCGAGGGCGGCAGGTAGCCCGCTTCCCGCAGGCAACGGGCGGTCTCTACCAAGGTCTCCACTCTGCGGCCATCACAGGCCGCAAGGGTCCGCAGGAACGCAGGCAATCGGCACATTACGCAACACCCCGAATGCTATGGTTAACAGTATCGGGCGTATTGGCGTTTTTGCAAGGGTTGCCCGGGACTTAGTGGGGGTTCTGTGCGTAAATCCACATACCCCCGACAGCCGATGAGCCCTAGGGCCCCAAGGCCTCAGACGGGGTCGACCTGCCCGAAAGTTTTTTGTCGTGCGCCGCGGAAAAAGTTGCCCCCTGCTCGGTCCTTGCCCCCCAGTCGAGCGACTCAAACGACCCCGGTGGGGGATTCGATCTGGCCTGCAGGGTGTTCACATATCTGAACGCCTTCAGGTGCGTTGTCATCATGACAACGCATCCAGCGCCTTTGACGTGCGTA